TGACTGGAGTTCAGACGTGTGCTCTTCCGATCTCGTCAGGACCAGGAACACGGGTTTATATGCGAGCAACGGGGAACCCCGGCGGGGTCGGTCATGGGTGGGTGAAATCACGGTTTATCACGGCGGCACCGCCCAAAACGACCATCTGGGAGAAATACAAAATAGAAACACCGGACGGGAAGCAGCTGGAAATGAAGCGGAACCGGATATTCATTCCATCATCGGTATTTGACAATCAAGAACTTTTGAAGAACAACCCGGAATACCTGGCATCTCTAGCGATGCTGCCGGAAAGCGAGAAACGGGCGCTTTTATACGGTGACTGGGACAGCTTTAATGGGCAGGTATTCAAGGAATGGCGGGACGACCCAGATGGATACGAAAGCCGGAGATTTTCCCATGTGATCAATCCCTTTGAGATCCCAAGTCACTGGCAAGTGGTACGAGGGTTCGACTTCGGGTATGCCAAGCCCTTTTCCGTTGGGTGGTATGCCGTAGACGATAAAGGCGTCATGTATCGCATTGCGGAGTATTACGGCTGTACGGGGACACCAAACGAGGGTATCAAGATCACACCACAGGAAATTGCGGCAAACATCAGGGAAATGGAGCGTACACATCCGTTATTGAAAGACAGGGAGATATATGGCATCGCTGACCCTTCTATCTTTGACAAGAGCCGAGGGGAAAGCGTGGCAGGCATGATGGAGCAGCACCCATATTATGTGCTTTGGGAGAAAGGGGATAACACCAGACTGGCAGGGAAGATGCAATTTCATTACCGTCTGGCTTTTGATCGGGAAGGAAAAGCCATGTTTTACTGCTTCAAGACATGCAAACATTTTATCAGAACGATACCAAACCTTGTTTATGACGAAAGCAGGGTGGAGGACATTGATACAAACGGTGAGGACCATATTTACGACGAGTGCCGATATGTTTTCATGTCAAAGCCCATCGCAAAGCCCAGACAGGTGCAGCGGTTTCTGCCGCCGGAAGATCCTCTGGACCTTTACGCAGAGGAAAGAAACAGCGACAAGTACGAATTTTACCGGATTTGAGGAGGGAGAACATGATCGAACAGAGCAAAGTCAGAGAAGGCGAAAGCATTTTACAGGAATACAAAAACGGAAAGACCGCACTGGAAAAGCGTGTCATCGCCAACGAACAATGGTACAAGATGCGGCACTGGGAGCAGATCCGCAGAAAGGACAAGGGACCACAGACAGCGTCTGCATGGCTGTTTAATTCCTTAGCCAACAAGCACGCAGACGCCATGGACAACTACCCACAGGCAAACCTTTTGCCCCGTGAGGAGCGGGACAAACAGGATGCGGAGCAGTTATCCAAAATCGTGCCGGTGGTCATGGAGCAGAACGGATTTGAACAGACCTACAACGACGAATGGTGGGACAAGCTGAAGAACGGTACCGGGGTTTTCGGTGTGTTCTGGAACGCAGAAAAGGAAAATGGACTGGGGGATATTGAAATTCGGGATGTGGATATGCTGAACATCTTCTGGGAGCCGGGGATTTCGGACATCCAGAACAGCCGAAATGTATTTACCATTGCGCTGGTGGATACGGATATTTTGCAGGAAATCTATCCTGATATGCGGTTCAAAGGTGACGGGGCGTTGAATACGGCGGAGTATATCCACGACAGCGCCATTGATACGTCAAAAAAATCAATTGTGGTTGACTGGTATTACAAAAAACGTGCAGGAACAAAGCTGGTACTGCATCTGATCAAATTCTGCGAGGGGAATCTGCTGTATGCTTCGGAGAATGAGGAAGGCATGGAGAACGGCATTTACGACCATGGGAAATATCCTTTTGTTTTTGATGTATTATTCCCAGAAAAGGACAGTCCGGCAGGCTTTGGGTATGTGGACATCATGAAAGACGCACAGATCAGCATTGACAACATGTGGATTTCCTTTGAGAAGAACGTGAAGCAGCAGGCAGAGCCAAGATATTTCCGCAAACAGGGGGCGGGCATCAATGACAAACAGTTTGCAGACCTGTCCAATTCCATTGTGGACTATACAGGTGATCCAAACGACATCATCCCCATACAGGTGAATCCAGTCAGCGGTATTGCAACGAATCTGTATCAATTAAAGATTGACGAACTGAAAGAAACATCGGCAAACAGGGACTTTTCTCAGGGGAGTACCGCAAGCGGCGTGACGGCGGCGTCTGCAATTGCTGCGTTGCAGGAAGCGGGGAGCAAGACCAGCAGGGACATGATCAAAGCCAGTTACAGGGCGTATGTGGAAGTGGTTTCGCTGGTGGTGGAGCTGATCCGGCAGTTTTACGACCTGCCACGGGAATTTCGCATTACAGGTGTGGGCGGTGACACTTTTGTTTCATATGACAACAGCAACATCAAACCACAGCCCATGGAAACGGTCATGGGCGTTGAGGTGGGCGGCAGAAAGCCCATTTTTGACATCAAAATTACCAGTCAGAAAAGCAGCCCATTTTCAAGAATTGCCCAGAACGAACTGGCAAAGGAACTGTATGGAGCGGGACTGTTTAATCCGGAACTGGTGGATCAGGCGCTGATATGTCTGGAAATGATGGACTTTGAAGGGAAAGACGCCATTGTGCGGAAGGTGGCGCAGAACGGTACCATGATGCAGCAAATGGCACAGATGCAGGCGCAGATCGTACAGATGGCAGGCATCATCGACAAGCTGACAGGAAAAGACCTGACAGGAGCTGTGACACAAGGGGCAGTGGGAGCGCCTATGCCAAACAAGGTGGAAGGGACAGACACCAGCGTGAATCCTTTGGGGGACGCAGAGAAAACAAGTAAGCAAAACATTACAGACAAGGCACGAAGAACGACACAGGAAAGAACAGCCGTCAAGTAAAAGGGGGAAAAGGATATGACAGAAATCACATACACCATGGAAAATGGGCGGTACACATTGGAAGCACAAGGACATGCCGGATACGACAAACACGGGCATGACATCATTTGCGCTGCGGTCAGCGCCCTTTTGCAGATGGGCTGGGCAGGGCTGAAAAATGAATGTTTGGTTGGTGGAAAAATGGAGCAGAGAAGCGGATATTTCTTTTTTGACTGCCATGTAAACGAGGGGAAACGAAAAGAGGCGGATACACTCATGAAGTCTGTCATTTACGGATTGAAGCTCATTGAAGATGGGGCACCAAAGTATCTGAAAGTACAGCAAAAGGGGGGTGGGGGAAATCAAAATTGATTTTTCCTATACTGAAAACAGACACGCGGGAAAGACCGCAGAGGGCACGCCGGAAAGACGGCAGAGAGGACACGCGGGAGAGACCGCAGAAAGGGGATACATCATGGAAAAATACAAAATGGACTTACATCTCTTTGACGAAGGCGCGGCAGGCGGCGAAGGAGGCGCTGCGGCTCAGGGACCGGAAGCAGGTGCACAGGCGGAAGGAGGAGCCCCAGAGGGCGGTCGTGACCTGGAAGCAGAGTTTGACAGTCTGATCAAAGGGGACTACAAGGACACCTACAACAAGCGGGTAAGCGGCATCGTGAAGGACCGACTGAAAGGCAGCAAACAGACGGAAGCCGGTCTGAGAGAAGCAAGAGAAGTCATGGCGCTCATGGGTGAGCGGTACGGACTGGACGGCACAGACGCAAAAGCACTGAGAGCGGCACTGGAAAACGACAAACAGTACCTGGAACAGGAAGCCCTGGAAAAGGGAATGAGCGTGGAACAGCTGGCAGAAATGAAGAAAATGGAGAGGGAAAACCGCAGTTTCCGGCAGGCTATGGAGCGGCAGCGGGAACAGGCGGAGTTTGACCAGAAATTCCGTGCATGGAGCGAGGAAGCGGAGGGACTGAAAGAACAGTATCCAACACTGAATCTCATGGAGGAATTTAATGATCCAAACTTCATTCGGCTGCTGGACAGTGGTGTGGGCGTGAAAGCAGCCTATCAGGCGATCCATTTTGATGAAATCATGTCCGGCGCTATGGCACACACAGCGCAGAAAGCACAGAAAAAAGTCATGGACAGCGTGAAAGCCAACGGCGCAAGACCACAGGAAAACGCGGCCCAAGGGGCAGCGGGTGTATCCGCCTATACAGACGTTAACAAATTGACGAAACAGCAGAGAAAGGAAATCGCAGAGCAGGTCATGAGAAATCCTGACAAGCGAATCACATTCCGATAAGGAGGGAAAATACATGAAATACAAAATGGATTTGCAGCTTTTCGCAACGACAATGACAACGGATACCGGCACATTGTCTGCGGAAATGAAAACATATTACGACAACTGGCTCATTGACAACGCGGAACCGAACCTGGTGCATGACCAGCTCGGCCAGAAAAGACCCATTCCTAAAAACGGCGGTAAGAAAATCGAATTCAGACGATACAAAGCACTGGCAAAAGCCATGACAGCCATCACGGAAGGCGTGACACCTGCGGGAAACAGTCTGACCGTTACAACAAAAGAAGCAACGGTCAAACAGTATGGCGATTTCATCCAGATGTCCGACGTACTGCTGCTGACTGCCATCGACAACAACCTGGTGGAGGCAGTGAAACTGCTGGGGCATCAGGCGGGCAGAACACTGGATACAGTTACCAGAGAAGTCATCAACGCTGGTACCAACGTACTGTATGCGCCTAAGAGCGACGGCACACCTGTCACACAGAGAACCAATCTGGACGCAACATGTATGGTGACAGTGCCTCTGATCATGAAGGCTGTGGCAACACTGAAAGGGCAGAACGCAACGCACATTCGTGACAACTGCTATGGGGCTATCGTGCATCCTTTTGTGGCATACGACATTATGCAGGACGAAAAATGGGAAGAATGGAACAAGTACACAAACCCCGAACACATGTATAACGGTGAGTTAGGCAAGGTCGGCGGCGTGATTTTCCTGGAAAGCACAGAGGCGAAAATCTGGGAAGACGCGGCAAGCACTTCCCTGTCTGTATTCTCTACGCTGGTGGTTGGTGAAAACGCATACGGCGTCACAGAAGTTACCGGCGGCGGCTTGCAGACCATCGTGAAACAGCTGGGCAGCGGCGGCAGCTCTGACCCTCTGGACCAGAGAGCGACCGCAGGCTGGAAGGCACTGAAAACAGCCTGCATCCTGGCGGATGAATACATGGTAAGAATCGAAAGCACATCCAGCTTCAGCGAAGCGGCAGCCAACTAAAGGAGTGATACGAGATGGCAGAAAATAAAGAAAAAACAATGGAAGAAAAGATGCTGGAAGCTCTGGAGCAGGTAAAAAATGAACTGGCGACGGTGAAAGAAGAAAACGCAGCCATGAAAGAAAAGCTGCAGGAAGCGGAGAAAAAAGCAAAAGAAGCGGCAGAAACCGCAAAGGAAGCCAAAGGCGAAAGCAAGCTGACAGAAGCCCAGAAGCGGGCAAAGTTGGAAAGAGACATGCACGCAGCCATGCAGAAGGCGAAGGAAGACACCGTCATGGTGAAGATTCCAAAGACAGAAACGGAAAGAGAAGACGTTTTCGTGTGCGTAAATGGCTGTTCTTACCTGATCCAGAGGGGGCAGGAAGTGGAAGTGCCAAAGTTTGTGGCGGAAGTGCTGAAAAACAGCGAAGAACAGCGGGAAGCGGCTTACGAGCTTATGGAAAAAATGGAAGACAAGAATGAATAACAACGGAGGAGGGGGCGAAAGCCCCCTTTTTTTCAGACGCAAAAGGCGTCTGTCGGACAAAGGCTCATTACATTCGAGCCTATAAAAAAGGAGTGATGTTATGATCTCGATTATTGGAAAACAGATGATCTTTCCCAATGAAGAACAGACATTTGTCATCGGGGATGACGAAACCGTCAGCAGAGAGTTTATCATGCGGCGGTACGAAGCGGACAGGATCGACCTATCGGCGCTGACATTTCGGTTGGATTTGCAGTACAAGAGCGGCGCAAAAAATACGGCGCTGCTGGTAAAGAGCATCCAAGAGGAAACAATCACACTGCTTTGGGATGTGGTAAAGGAGGATTTCCCAGAAACAGGAACGGTATTCATTGACATGAGAGCCTTTGACGATACCGGGGCGGTACGGTGGACAAGCGTAAAGACACCTATTTTTGTGGAAACCACCATTGACACACCGGGGGACTACACGGGAGATTTGAGCGAGCTGGAACAGATGGAGACGGCAATTTCCAAAGTGCTGGACAGTGAGGCGGACAGAGTGGCGGCGGAAAGTCAGCGGGTACTGAATGAAACCGTCAGAGAAGAAAAGGAAAATGAACGACAGACAGCAGAAACCGCTAGAGAACAGGCAGAAACAAAGCGTCAGGAAGATACAGCAGATGCCATCAAAGCGGCACTGGAAGCGGCAGAAAAAGCAAATACAGCAGTAGGGCCACAGGGGCCAGTGGGGCCAATGGGGCCAATGGGGCCAACAGGCCCGCAAGGCCCGAAGGGTGACAAAGGAGAAAAAGGTGATAGAGGGGAAACGGGTATCCAAGGACAGACAGGACCGCAAGGTCCAATGGGACAGACAGGACCAAAAGGGGAACCATTTAGATACGCAGATTTTACACCGGAACAATTAGAAGGGCTGAAAGGCCCGAAAGGTGACAAGGGGGACACCGGCCCACAGGGCGTAAAGGGAGAAAAAGGAGAAAGAGGCGAACAAGGACCACAGGGCGAAACAGGACCACAGGGAGCAACAGGACCGCAGGGGGAGAAAGGTGATACAGGGCTGCAAGGACCAGAAGGACCAATGGGTCCAACAGGACCGACAGGTCCAAAGGGTGACAAAGGAGAAAAAGGGAATACAGGTGCGCAGGGTCCAGAAGGTCCCGCAGGTCCACAAGGACCACAGGGCGAAACAGGTCCACAAGGTCCAGCAGGTCCGACAGGTCCACAAGGTCCCATCGGAGAAACGGGGAAAGGACTGCAAATTCTGGGGTACTATGGGACACTGGACGCATTGAAACAGGCAGTCAAAACGCCAAAACCGGGGGACGCATACGGCGTCGGCAGCGCTGATCCATACGACATTTATGTGTATGACGGGATTTTGAAGGATTGGAGAAATAACGGGAAAATTCAGGGACCACAAGGTCCGGCAGGACCAAAAGGTGACACAGGGGCACAAGGTCCAAAGGGTGATACAGGTGCACAGGGACCACAAGGTCTCAAAGGGGATAAGGGTGATAAAGGTGATCCGTTCACCTATGACGATTTCACACAGGAGCAGCTTGAAGCATTGAAAGGGGAAAAAGGCGATACTGGACCAACAGGACCACAAGGACCAAAAGGGGAGAAAGGTGACACAGGGCTACAAGGTCCAAAAGGAGAACAAGGACTGCAAGGCATACAGGGGATTCAAGGACCAGCAGGACCAACAGGACCCAAAGGTGATCCGGGTGACGAGGGACAGCAAGGACCAAAAGGGGAAAAGGGAGATCCATTTACATACGCAGATTTCACAGAAGAACAACTGGCAGCATTGAAAGGACCAAAGGGAGACACTGGCGCACAGGGTCAAACAGGAGAACAGGGACCACAAGGTCCGGCAGGTCCGAAAGGAGATACGGGAGAAGCTGGTGCAAAAGGAGATACAGGCGCACAAGGACCACAGGGTGTGCCGGGAGAAAAGGGCGCAGACGGCAAGAGCGCCTATACGGCAGCGGCGGAAAACGGGTTTGCCGGAACGGAACAAGAATTTAACACAACACTGGGCAATCTGGGGAATTTGAATACCACACTGGATGCCATCAATGGGGAGGTGATCTGATGGGAACGACAACGGAAAAGCTGACATACTTACAGGGGACAAAAGATGCTATTAAAGATGCCATTGTGGCAAAGGGCGTGGAAGTGCCGGAAGGGACCACGTTTCGGGGATATGCGGAAAAGGTGGGAGAGATTCAAGCAGGTGGAGGAGAACCTTTTGAAATTGAGGTGGTATTAGATAATAGAGCATCAAAAAATGGTAGAGTATCAATGGGTTTTTATGACAGTGATGGGGTAAAAGTAGAATTAAGAGAAAGTGTAACGATCAAAAAAACAGTAAACCCTGGAACGGTCATCATGTTTTGGATATATCAAATGGATGCATTAAGTATAACATTAAATGGTGAAGAAATATTTGGAAAATTATTAACTGCTGAATCACAGTTTTATTATTATGGGATTACAGTGGATAAGGCACAAAAAATTGAATTTTCAGTTGTAAGATGGTAAATGAAGGTGAAATAATGAATTTAAGAGAACTTTTAACAACCGTTGACCAACTCCGCCCAAACGCCTTTACAGACGCGGAGAAGATCCGCATGGTGAACACGGTGGAGGGTCGCATTTACAAAGACATTTTGAGCAAATACGAAGGAGAAGAACCTGTATTTGTACCCTTTGCGGAAGGACAGGAGGAGCGGGAACTGGTGGTTCCCGTTCCATTTACGAACATATATGTGTATTATCTCATCAGCATGATGGATTTTTACAATGGTGATTCCGGCAGATACAACGACAGCATGGTTCTGTATAACCAGGCATGGGAAGAATTCCAGGCACACTATTTGCAGACACACACACCGAAACAGACGAACCTTTGCGGCATGATTCCATTAAGGGGGTGGTGAGATGAAATTACCAAGACTGAGCGGGAGAGAAGCCGTATCGGACAGGCTGGTTTCTTTTCAAGGTATCAACGTACTGGATACGGCGTCACAGGGGGCATTTGTGGACATGGAAAACCTGTCCTCTGACCATTTCCCCTATCTGTCTATCCGAAAGCCCAGAGGGACCGTACAGAAGTTGACAAAGGCAAACGGGCTTTTGGTGCGGGAGAAGATGTTCTATGTGGACGGCACAGAAGTCTTTTACGATGGGAAGAAAGTGGGTGATGTGACGGACAGCGAAAAGACGCTGCTTTCCATTGGGGCATATATCCTGATTTTCCCGGATAAGATTTCTTACAACACCGCAGACGGCAAGTGGGAGAGTATGGAAAACAGCTACACTTCCACAGGGACAGTCACATACAAACAATCCTATTTGACAGAAACAGACCTGGACCCGGAAGGGCAGGTTTACGTCAAAATCGAGGCGGCAGGCATCAACACAGGGTTTGAAACGGGGGACGGCATCGAACTTAGCGGTTTTAACGTGGAAGTGCTGAATAAAACAGCGGTTATCAAGGACATTGGGACAGGATATATCAAAATCGTGGGTCCAATCGACAAGGACGGGAGCCAGACGGAGCCTATCACCATCAAGCGGACAGTGCCGGAAATGGATTTTTACACCGTTTCAGAAAACCGTTTATGGGGATGTTCCTCAAAAAACCATGAGATTTATGCATCAAAACCATGGGACTTCAAAAATTTTAATTGTATCGAAGGGGGACCAAGTGACAGTTATGGTGTAAAGATAACAAGCGACGGGGATTTTACGGGAGCAATCACCTATTTAGGCTATGTGATGTTCTGGAAAGAAAATGCCGTTTACAAGGTGTATGGAAATCGTCCTTCCAATTTTCAAATCGTGGAAGGGATGCTGCGGGGCGTTGCCAAGGGATGCGGAAAAAGTCTTTGCATCGTGAATGAGGTTTTATACTACAAGTCGGAAAGTAGCGTCATGAGTTTTCAAGGGGCATTGCCCACGGATGTGGGGGCGGTGCTGGAAGCGGGATACGGCGAAGCAGAAGCGGGAAGGATGGGAAACAAATACTATATTTCCATGGAGAAGGGGCTTTTTGTCTACGACACGGCAAAAGGACTTTGGCACCGGGAGGATGACACCAAAGGGAGATATTTTTCCACATACGGCAGTGTGCTGTACTATCTGGACGGGAACATCATCAAGACCATGACGGGGACAGATGAAGAAGTCATTGAATGGTATGGGGAAACAAACGATTTCACCTACAATATGCCAGACAGTAAATTCGTATCACGCTTTTCCATCCGCATGATGGTACCAAATGGGGCAGCAGTGGAACTATACATCCAATACGACAGCACGGAGGTATGGCAGCGATTGAAGCAGATCGGGGATATGCGTACAAATGTTGTAAATGTGCCTGTGATTCCCAGACGATGTGACCATTTCCGTTTACGCTTTGCGGGCTACGGTCCGGCGATTTTGCAGGATATGACCATTTATCTCACCAGCGGCAGCAACGAACGGAGGTGATGCCATGGCTATTTACAGCGGTATCCAATTACCGGATATGGGAGGAATTGACGATAGAAAAGAACGACAGCAGATACTCAATTATCTTGCCCTACTGGATGAAAAACTGCGGTACATGTTCCAGAACATCGACCCAGAGGAGAACTATACACCTAGTGCCTTCCAGAACTACATCAAGACAGAGAAAGGGCTTACCAGTTTACAAGTGGAGCAGGGGAAGATTTCTTCGTTGGTTTCGGATTTAGAGGGGAACTTTTCTCTGCTGGAACAGACAGTGAACGGGATTTCCTCTACTGTGGCAGATATGGAGGGGAATATTTCCATTTTGGAACAGACCACTGAAGGCATTAAAAGCACGGTTGCAAACATTGATGGGGAATTGTCCATGGTGAGCCAGGAGGCGGACAAGATCAGCTGGATCGTGGCAAGTGGTACAAGCGCATCAAATTTCACATTGACCAGCCGTATGGCAAGTTTGGTGGCGGATGAAATCGACGTGACGGGGTTTGTTACATTTAACGACCTGGAACGGAGCGGACAAACAACCATCAACGGGGACAACATCACAACTGGGCAGATACTAGCGGACTATATCGCCTTAGGCGGTTTGATGACCGTTTACGAGGACAGCTACAACACGAAATACGAAGGCGGATACATCGGATACGGCAGAGGGGACGACGGCGAAGGCAGGACATACGGGATCATGATGACAGATGCCACAGAAGATCGGAAGAGCGACG